TACCAGTGAGTGTGGTTAAACGAGGGATGTTAACTGCCCCGAGGTCCAATCCATTGCCCACTTGCGCCCAATCAGCACCATCGAAACGATAGGTTCTAAGTTCGTCGTTTATATTATCGATAAACGCTATATCTGTACTACTTAAAGCTGTCATACCGTAACTACTTGGTCCCGGTATATTCAAATCATTGCCCACTTGCGCCCAATCAGCACCATCGAAACGATAGGTTCTAAGGTCATCATTAGTACTATCAAAAAATGCCACATCTGTACTGTTGAGTGCTGTTATAAAAGGGTCAACTACACCACTGATATTCAAATCGTTACCCACTTGCGCCCAAATGCCAGTGGTGTAATTGAAACGATACATTCTTAGATCATCATTGACTTCATCGATAAACGCTAGGTCTGTACCAGTTAGAGATGTTATTATAGGAGCATCGACACTCGATATATTCAAATCGCTCCCCAGTTGAGCCGCAACAATCCAATTAGCTTGAAATGCTGTCGCACTCGTTGCTGCTGCTGTCGCACTGGCTGCTGCTGCTACCGCGCTCGCTGCTGCTGCTACCGCGCTCGCTGCTGCTGCCGCTGATGCTGCGGTTGCATCAATTACTCGATATTGGAATCCCGTACCATCGAATCTACCTTGGACCCAAGAATTTATAGGTATGGCTCCAGAAACCAACGTGGTTTTATCCGCAAACGTAAGCGCTACGGCACCGAGGCCGTCAACATTGACAGTTGATGGTCCTGTATTAGCATTAGTCGCCAAAAATACAACCTCATCTCCTAACTGGTACGCAGTAGTTAAGGGGAGTGTGGAAGTCACCACGTAAGTATTAGCTGTACCTGTATCTGTACCAAACCGAGGATAACCACGGGTTAGAGGGTCTTTATCAGGTAATAAATCAAACCCGGCACCCACTCCCGCTGACACATCATTAACATCAACAGCATCGGCCCTTGTCTGATCTTGCACCACATCTGTTGAAGGATCGTAATAATCGTTCATTTATCGCCTCACACCCCGCACTGTATATTGGAGGGTTACACCCGTAATCGTATGCACTTCTTCATATGTTGAAGATCCTGTAATAATAAGTGCCATGTTTAATGCCGAACCTTTAATGTATGCTTTCGCTTCACCTTGGGTCTGACCTCCCCAGAAAAAACTACCCCATTGGATACCTTCATTCCAGTATCCACCCCCGCTGGAAACGTTGAATGTTTGCAACTGACCTTTAGGTATCTCAGAACTCCCATATTGAAAGTCCGGCGCAAACTTAAGATCTATTCCAGCAGGGGCATCAATCTCTAATATTGCTTGATAAAACCGTTTGATATTTCTAGGAGATCGTAAATTATTGAACGGTAATCTTAATACATATTCCATGGCAGCACCATCAAACGACGTACCCGCATCCATTTGATAAACAAAACCATCTTCTGAACCAAAGAATATCTCCTCTTGGCCAGTACTATTTTCAGTTGTATTACACGTTAACACTTTAATGGGATACTCAACTCTTGTGAATTGAGGGAAATCGTCAGTATCCCAAATCCGACAAAACAAAGCAGTGTTATCTGAAAAGAATATTCGATATTGATCTTTCTCCCGCACCACAACCGAATCGATTTCAGTGCCCAATTTTGCCTTTACCAAAGGATCAATCTCTTGAGAAAATGTGTTTTCTTTAAAATCTCCAAATGCAAACACTGCGTTTAATTGAGTAAGACCGCGATCATCTAAGAATCGAGTATTGAAGACACGTTGTATAGTCCACTCTCGCGCACCTGTGTTTAATGAATGTTCTTTGAGATTCCAATCAGCCGCACTTGTACCGTAAAGCAAGCTAGTTGTGTTCGCCGTAAACACTGACAATACATCACCTTGGGTGTTTTCCAAGCCTGTGATAATATCGCCTACTGCAAATTCAACAGCCCCAGATAACGCGGTGTAGCTCAACGGTTCACCCAATCCTGATGTTAGTAAGGAACTCGCGTAGGCAAACATTATATGATTTTTATGTGTTGCAATATGCGTGGCAAAAATAGTTGATACACCTGTCTCTTCAATCAACGTCAAACCCGAACCATTCCAACTGAAAGGGTCACCTACCCCATTCACCCCATACATTTCAAATCGGGTTGCATCCCCAAAGAAGTTAAAATTGACAAACTCATACTTACCCCCCGGAGGAAGTGTAATGGTTGTTGAAGCTCCAGCAATAGCTGCTGTACCCGTAGACGTGCCGCCCGTGATGGTTTCAGCTTGAAAAGGTCCACTGGCCAAGGTATGAAAATAAATTGTACCCGCAGCATCACCCCCTGTGAAACTACCACTGGTAATCGTATAATTAGAAATGACACCTGTAGCACCCGACGTACCCCCTGTAATGGTTTCACCCACTACAAATTCTGCGGTGGCACCTGTTGTATAAGCAATCGATTCGCCTAAGTTTTGTAACACCCATCCCGCAGTAGTGTCTCTATACATAGCAGCCGTGGCACCACCTACAGCATTACGAAAGGTATAACGACTCCCTTCAAATCCCCAAACACCTAATATATCACCTTCGCCGGGAACTACGGTGATGACCGCACGCCGACCTTCGATAGCAGCCTGTAGCCATTGATTAAATAAAATTTCTGTAGGCGCACTCTGAGATAATTGAGCACCATCTTGGGTCGCTAACGTGTTAGTTTGAGTGGTATTAGTTAGGACATCATTGTCAACAAAGGTGCCCGAGGCATTATAAACAGCCAATAGACCAACAGCATTGTTAGTTGACCAATCACCACTGGTTAATGTGAACCCAGCTACTCTGCCTGTTTCACTCGACAAGGAACCGTTGATAGCGTCATTGATTGCGGGTTCATTTGTACCCGTATCAAAGGGTAGTACGACATAGGTAGCCTCAGAAGGTTTAGGTTGGCCATCAAATCTTTCATAACCTTCAATACGAGAATAACCACCATCGGCGGCGGCTTCGTAGTTTTTAGAAAATAAAAGCCTACCCGGTGGGACAACCAAAGGGGGTGAAACTAAGTCTTCGCCACCTTTTAATTGAAAGTAAGAAACCAGTTGATTTAACGCCATACCAATACATCCTTAGTTAAAATCCACTGTTGAATCCACTATTAAAAGAACCACCACCGTCAACATCACCGGTAAACCCGTCAGTACTGACAGTAAGATCCACACCATCGCTGATAAGATAATCTTCCCATCCGGGTAGTTGGTCGCTTTTAAGTTCACTTAAAACATCACCGTATTCACCTTTAGCTTCCGCATAAACACGGTCGGCTTCTTCTGAGATGGCATAATACATCTTAGCGCGAGCTATGATGGCGCGAATAAAAGTTTCAGGAATAAGGGAAACGTCACCATTAGCTGTCATGCGTTTAGCTGTTCGCCAATAGTTAGCAGTTAAGGTATACACTTGATCTGGAGGATTATAAATACTGAGGTTACCTCCCGGTTGAATGATGAAATTATTGGGAGGGCCGTTAGTTTGAACACCTACGGCATAGGTGTTGAAATACACACGGTAATCAATTTCTCGTAATTTAATGTTGGTATCAGTGGTGTAATCTAAAAAGAAGGTCTTACGATCCCATTTACCATAATCACTAGGTTTAACATAGTCGGCAATACCCACTACCGTGTTAACTGTAAAATCTGTCTTATAAAGAAAATCCCAATTGATAGCTTCTCTTTGGATAACAATATCCGCGTCAGCAACCCACCTCACAAGATCTTTAAGTATACCTATTTGGTTTGCGACAGAACTGATAGGCGTTCCTGAAATATCGCAAGCTGCTTGGGTTTCTTGGCAAAGTTGGAGATAGGTTGATGTACTCATATTACCCCAATAAAAGAATTATCGCTTGATCACGATCCTCATACACACCATTGACTGAATCTACCATCGACCTTAATGTCGCGTGATGAATTTCCAATAGTTCTTTTTTGGTATAAGCCTCTTCTTTAAAGGTGAATACCTTATCTTCTGCAATATCATTTAAAGAAGCTACTGGTGCAGCAACAGGAGGTGTGGGTGGAATTACAGGCGGTGCCACCGGAGCCACCGGAGCCACCGGAGCCACCGGAGCCACCGGAGCCGGAGTCGGTGTAGCTTCACTACCAGCACTTGCCAAATTAGCCTCAACTCTTGCCAATGTAGCTTGTGCATCCTCAACTTCTTTAACAGCTTTCGCTGCTTTTTCTTCAGCAATCTTTCTTTCAACTTCTAATGGATCACCAATCAACTTACCATCTGCTGTGAATCGATGATTGATCCCATGTTGTACTTGTTCGTAGGCGTGATTATCCGAAGTAACGCCAAATATTTGGGCGTAGGGTAAATCTTTATTAAGCTTGATCATAAGGGTTGTCTCATAGTTAAACCGGAGTTAGCGACATCCTCCGAAGACCAGTCATAGGTCTCATTGGCATTATCGTTAACATGTCCGACTCCCCTGCGAGGACCAATCATATAATCTTGCGTTCCCGAATATTTTGGAAACTGATCACTCACGCCGGGTACTGGGAACTTATCACCAGCGGGACGTGGATGAGGTCTCGGATCAATTCCTAAATCTTCTACAGAAGGATAATCGGTTTCATCAATAACTCTTTTAACATTAGAATTATCTAGCACGATCTTTTTAAGTTTCATCGTAGCGACCTCGATTATACAGAACCCATTGGGCCTTGTATAGTGATTGAATAGATGTTGAATGGGGGCCGAAACCCCCTCAACTTTAAGTTAGCAAATACTCTCAAACGTCCCACGATCAGCTTTAATTTTCTTATTAATAGCCTCGGGTCGTTGAGTTGCTTCGTTGGTCTCACCCCTAAGTTTCATGGCACTACCACCCGGTACAAACTCCTGAGCTGATAGACCTAGTTCAATTGGGGAACCCGTCGAGGCTTTATATTGCCCTTGACCCGGACCCATGTTTTTGGATGAAGCTTCAGATAAAGAAGTCTTACTACGATCTTCCGCACCTTCATACATGCCACCCATGTTGTACTTATTGCCTTTAGCCATTATGCATTCTCCTATTAGAACCATCGAATCGCAATGTATGGAGAACCAATACCAGCGGGAGTACCGCCTGTTGGTGCAACATACGTGAATTCAAGTTGACCGCCTATTAGGTCTGAAACAACAAGATATGCATCTAAAATCGCATTCGCATCATTCCTGACATTATAGGTGTCCCCTATACCACTACCTGTACCGTTGGCAACTTCAAGCTGACAATACTTATTAGTATCAGCAGCGATCCCCACCAAAAACTGACCCGCAGTTGTGACACTGGTAAAGGCTTCAGTAATGTTTGTTATACCTACTTCAATAATTCGACCATTTTCAAACTGAGCGGGTGCTTTAATTGATGCAGTACCCGCGCCAGCGCCGAAGTCATGAGAGGCCACTATATAGTTTAATACAGGACCGTCTGAATAACTCATATCTTTTCTCCTAGTTAGTTAAGCTTATGCAGCCGTTGCCCATCGAACGATGCGAGCATCAACAGCAGCGGGTTGTGAGATGGCAAAGCCTTCCTCAGAATACCACGCTACACCTTTGTCTCGACCATAATCTTGAGGTAATTTACCTCGTATTTCTGGAGGACAAACAATAGCTTCGATCACAGTGTCTTCACCGAAGAAAAATGCTTCATCTGACAAGTTGTTAGTCCAAGCTTGATTTGGAATAGAAGTCTGTTCAAAAAAGCGAATACCTTCGTAAGACCGACCTACTTCACCATTTAAGATAAAGCCAAACCCTTCACTCGTATGCTGTGAAATGGGTTCAAGATCGTCTTTAAAGCCACGGAAAGTTGCAGGTCTTCCAACAGAACGATAATTACCATCGCTATAAATTGGAATATTTCGTTCTTTCATTTGATCTGAAATAAGCTTAACGTGAACATTGTTCATCGCTAAGTTATTGGTTGCAGTAGCTGTACCTGTTGTTTCAAAAGTAATGGCCGTTGCAGAGTTACCACTTTCAGGAGTAACCGTCAAAGGACTTAAAACAAACTGACCATGCGCTTCAATTTCAAACGCTTTAGATGCATCATTCTTAAGTGCTTTGTTGATAATCTGACGAACAGGTTGAGCTGAAAGATCATCCAACTTACCTGAAAAAGGTACAGAATTACCAAATTCAACAATCACGCCGCTATTTTGAGCAATCGTGAATGCAGTTTCGGGCATCCGTTCGGTCTCATCTAAGCGACCCCCTTGTGTACCTACATCGCTATATACGTTCCATTGGAAAGCATCACCGACGTGTAAACCTTTATCCGAAAAATCATCAGCATCACAATGCTGTACGAATCGAGTCATTGGTTGAAGGGCATTCCGTAAGACAGTGGATAATTCCCCTGAATACATGAAGCCACCCGCTGTATCTGTTTCCCATACTTGACCTGCCATAGCAGAATCCTCTCTATCTAAATCTAAGTCTACCCTTGACCCCTTTGGGCTTGTAGTTGCTTGATATACTCAGATCGTGTTTGTGGTTTAGGTTCAGGTTTCTTTTGCGATCTACCTGACCCTGCGGTGGGTGTTCGCATAGCGCGTTTTTCGGCAACTTTATCGCTTTGACTTACTTTTGCAGCAGCACCTAATCCACGTTCGCCCAACCACTCGGTAACTTCATCCCCTGCTTGTTGCAGGATTTCTCCGGGTGATAGGTTTGGATGTTGTGCCTTAATTTCAGCACTCTTCCGATCAGCCATATGAAACAACGTTTCATCATTCATAATCTCAGGAAAAGCGATTGCAAAATCAGCCTTAGCTTCACTAATATTCTTTACATTTTGCCGTTGCTCTATGTGTTGTATGGCATTGTTGGTCGCCTTGGCAAGTAACTCTTCCGAGTCAAATGTCTCTGGCTGGGGAACTTCCACTTTAACGCCATTAATTGCGTTAACTAAAGCTTTAGCACCTTCTTCAACATCACCATCCAATGCAGCGAGTAATGCCTTCTCAATAACATCTTGAGAAACTTCACTGTTTTGATCGTCGATAGATAGATCGGAGGATGTGGCAGACTTGTCCGGGATGGATAAAGTCTTGGTTTCTTCATACTTCTTCTTATCCGCAGTAAATGCGGCTTTTTCGTTATCAAATGTCGATCTCTCGGACACTACAGCCTTTCGTTCTTCCGCAGCTTGTCTCAGCATCTCATCGGCGGCAACTATCTTTTGATAGGCTTCAATACCACCTCGCGCATCAACCTTGGCCTTATCGACCATTTTGGTACGCCCTAACACTTTAACTTCAACCTGTTCAGGCTTAGGTGTCTTATCAGACTCCGGCGCTTTAGGTTGATCTTCCGGTTTTGCTGCTTCCGGTGATTCTTTAGTCTCGGGTAGAATTTCTTCTTCTTCGACGGGGGGAATCGTTTCGGTACTATGATTTCTCTGATCCGCTTTAGCGTAAATTGCTTCTCTGGGAGAAAGTACCTTATCTTTTTGAGACTTTACACTCAATTCTTCTTCTTGTGAAGTTTTTTCTGAAACTTGCGCAATCTCAGGCGCGACTTGTAATTCCTTATCTTCGTTCACAAAATCAACTTGTTCTTCGGGCATGTGTATTCTCCATCTTCAGGTAGGAGTTAATATTAAGAGATAATATCTTCAGCAAAAGATTCTTCCCGTTGAATTGTTTCAACAGCAGCATCTCCATCTTGGATAATCTCAGCTAGGTATTTGATCGCTTCTTGAGCAACCAAAATCTTTAGTCGTGTCTCACGGCACGCATCAATTTCAACAGGGTCTAAGGCAATCAATGCTTCAGTCCCGTCAGTTATATCTTGTTCAGCCATAGCAATAAACAGTTTACCCGCCGACGTGTTTAGAAAAACCCTAACCTGTTCGGCCATCTGAGCACGTTTAACATTGGCATCATCTGAAAAAGCAGCCTCAGCAGCCTTCATTTCCTCATCTGAATATGTCATATACCTGTTCCAATTTCTCGTTTAACTTGCATTTCTTCATCAAACTGCCGTTTGTCTTCTCGGCTTTTAATGACTTCACCCGCTAGCTTGGTCTTCGATTGATCAAAACTCATCTGACGTTTACTATCACTTTCAATCATCCGAGCCTCAAGTTCTCGATCAAACTTCGCCATATCAGAGGCTTTATCTGACATATTTTTCTCAAGTTCCAACCCTTCCCTACGAATCTCATTTTGAGTACGTTGATCTTCTAAAAACCGTTCATTCTCAAAGTTGATTAACGCAAGTTCTTGAGCACCTTCTTGTCGTATCATCTCTAGTTGCACTTGTGGATCAATCTCTTCTTGAGGTTGTTCCTCTTCAGGTACGTCTTGTATGAAGAATCTACCCGTATCTTTAAAGCCTACTGCGCCGAAAATCTCTTTGGATACTTCCTCTTCATTCAGTCGCTTAGTCATACCCGGTGCAAAAGCACTAATACTCTGCAACGCAGTGGCTAAGCGATTAATGCGCTGAGCAGGACTGGTCGCACCAAACCCCACATTAATCTCAACAGTCATGTTGCCTTGGATCATCAAGTCCGTCAGTTGATCAATACCGTATTTCTCCCACACTTCCATCTTCTGGCCCAGCATGGCGAATATAGCCTCATCGGTCTCATGCCGTTGTTCCAACTGAATGAGCTGCTTAATAACAGGTTCTACCCACGTTTCTGTAAATATACGAAGCTGGTACTCGGGCATGATATCGCCCTCCCCTGCTAACAACTCCATACCCCCCACAGTTTCACCAAGGTTACGATTACTATTAACAGACCCCGATGAAAAATTACCCGCTACATCATCAAAGTCAGCATCAATTCGATCTTGTTCTTGGTAGCTTGACGACGTGACATCGGGCGGTGCTTCCACACGAATGTCATTATCAACATTATTCATCAACGTCACACCACCGGGGACATTGCGTTGTAATGACCTAAGATCAATGTTTTGACCGCGCTTTACAAAATACCGACGATTAAGTACTAACGACACATTATCCTGTCGTTGGTTATTCAACTCGTTAGCCGTTTGCTGTAGCCCTGACGTGATACCCGCAACACTTTCAGGATAGTTGCGATGCGCCTCAATAGTGGAGCCTCCCATCACATAGGGACGTTCCCCCGGCTTCAAATGAGGATAGGCTTCTTCCAAAGGAATCGGCTCTGACAACATGAAGTACACACCAACCGTGTAGTAAATCCAATCACGACCTTCATACTCCATGATGTTGCGATGAATCCAAATAGTGTCATATTCCTGATTCAAATAAGACGTTTCCTCAATCGAATCAATCTCCCGACGTTCCCGCTGCCTTCGTACTGAGTCATCGGAGTATTCATCACTACGACCTTGTTGGAGCGATCCCACATCTACCGTGTGCCATGGGATATTACTCTTACCAATATTGCGCGTCATTTTAATGACTGCCGCAATGGTCATTGGAATACGATCAATAATAAAAGGTGAAGCACCAAGGGGGTCTGTCCAATCGACTGCGGGTGCAAATCTGATATTTTCGACAGGTCTTAGTTCAACACAAGGCGTATCTTTAATAATCGTATATTTATCTTCCATGGCAGGTTCACCATGCTCATCCAGCACAGCCTGACCCTCCATATAAAGCGGCACCTTTTGAACCTGTTCTTCAAACTTCCAATATTGGTGAGAGATACATACACCTGAAACAAGGGTATCTTGATACGCACCTTGTAAGGTTTTAAACCATGGTATGGTGTTGGCAAAGCGATACTGTAACAACTCCTTATTAACCTCAGCACTCACACGTTGCACAATATTACTAGGGTCTTCAGCCCTTACGTCAACAATGTCTCTGGCTGCAAAAAATGCAGTTGCAGCCGCTGCTTCATTCTTACGAATAACAGTACGGGTTTTGGGCCTAAAACCCTTCGCACGCGCAGCAAATTGCTCAGTATAGTACTTGGAGCCGGGAGCATGTCGCCCTCTAAAGTGAGCAACATTGCGCTCCATATCACGCCTTACGGCAACATCAAAATACGTTTCGGATGTCTCGAAGGCATCACGCGACATTGACATCCAATGTCCTTCAGTCCGTAGGGCGGTTGCGGACTGATCCCCTTCCCCCGCACTGTCTGCCTCCACATTACCCATCGGTAATGTCGAACGTTCGTTGTTATAAGGACTTGCTGTATTTAAAGCCATGTCTCACCTCTCATGTATCATCTCGCCCTTAAAATTACGGGTAGCATTCAATATATTATCAATGACTGCCTTTTGTGCTATCCCTTTATCCCTAGCTATATTATAGCGTTCTAACAACTCACCCGCATACCTCACCAATACTCGACCTTCAGGATCAAGCGACTTAAGGTGTATCATCACACCAAAACTACCACTTAACCAAAGATTACGGATGGTTACTACACCTCCCGTTTTAAAATCTCTAATGTCAATCAACCACGCGGTAGTCCGTGTTGGATTAGCCATATCCCGCCATTGACTTACCTGTGGATAATGTGTGTGTAATGTCGCTAACATGTTCTTACGTAGGAGAGCCGTGGTTGCTCTCTCCCCTTTTTCCTCATGAAGTAAGTCTTGTTTCATCACCTTGTTATGACTCATAAATCCCCGTCCGGCTGTTAGGATTGCGATAAAAATTCTTACCGTTAGAAAATTGATATTCCAAATTAGGTGCATTCAAATTTTCATACTGGCGCACTAACGTTTTCCAATCCACGACTTGTCGTCGTGGGGGCTTGCCAGCGGGTGTGGGTACAGGTATTGACATTGTATCACCTCATTAAAAAGTTGAAGGTTGGGCAATACTACGAATAACCCACATGAAACCTTGTTGTAAATTAGTTTTACCCGATGCAACATCCCCTTTGTCTGTACTTTCTGTGGATTCTAACTTTTCCATAAACACTCCACATTTTTCAGATAATTCTTTCCCTTCATTGATTAAGTCAATTTCCTCTTGGCTTAAATCACGATAACCTTTAATTTGTTTATGTTGGTTGTCCATTTTTAAATTCTCATAGGTTGGTTCACATTAATAATCTGGTACTGGATCGGGGTCAAGTTGGTCGCCCCCATATCCTTCGTCACTGGGCCTATGACCTACTGCGCCAGTTCTAAATGCATCAGCGCCATGGCAAGCCCAATTATGTAGGGGTGTTGATCTAAAATCCACCAATTTCTCATCCCACTCACGCCTGTAGTTCTCAAGACACTTCAAACCACTTTGATCACCCGAGTCACATTTAGCCTCATCAAACCAGCAAGTGGAGATAAAATTACGTGTTTCTTCAATCTGATCTAGCAACTGATCGCTATTCTTCGGTCTTGGCACCATTGAAATGGGTTGAATCCCCAGCTCCATGGCTACATCAGCACGCTTCTTCCCAGTACCCAATTCCCTAACATTAGCATCATGTGGCATATAATGAGTACCATAAGAATATTCCTTATCCTTAAGGATCTTGGCATAATGCGCCAAACCTTCACCCTTATTAGCATAATAATCAATTACCCGCCGCTCTCGGCCTATGGTCTGCATAAACCAGATGGCCATAGAATCATTCATTCCCAAGTCCCAGAAGGTATCTACTGGAAAACCTTTCTCATAAGGTACATCACCAATACGACCCCTTCTCCTCAGATCGGAAACAGTAACCCCATAATACGCACCCTTAATCGATGCTTTAAACGCTTCTTCTGGATAACTGGGGTTTTCTCGGAACATCTTATCACCCAAGATCGCATACTTCTTAATCCACCATGCCTTTTGCTCTTGGGTTAATACAATACCACGACCCTCTAAATCCCTGAAATAATCAAAATTCTCTGTGGTCATCACCACACCACCGGGGTCCATGATATATGCAGGGTCTGCCCACCATGGGAAAAAGTAAAATTTGAAATCTAAATTGGTAAGGTTCTTCTTCCCATCCTTCAACTTCTTGGCATCCGTTGACATACGATAGAATGCACCATCCCTACCCTCTGCCGTTGACTCTACGAAAATCATACCCTCTAAGGGCACCGCCTCCATAGCACCTGTTATAATCTCTTCGGCTTTATCCGGGAATTTGGCCGCGATCTTACCGAACTCAGAAACATGTAAATACTGTAAAGTGCCTGACCTAAAAGAAGTCGATACGCGAATATCGGAACCGTTAGCAAACTTGATAGCGTTGGCCCGATCGGTTGTTGCTGGTATAGCTTGCCTTAACTGTGGATCTAAATTGTCGTAGGGAAACTTTATCTTTTCTTCAAAGATTGCTTTAGCATCATCCATATGATGAGCAATAATGCCAGCACGAATGGTTGGATTAAAGAGACATATATCCAATATAAACAAATCAATAAACGTGGTGAAACCTAACTGTCGTGCCTTCAATATCACATTACGATAATGCATGGTATCGAACAACTGCTCTTGCGGCTTGTTCATTTTAAAGGTAGTCACCTTACCTTTCTTATCTTTGATTTTGTACAAATTGTTCAAACGCCATTTCTGGTCGCTCAAATTTTTTTGTAATTTTTCCTGTGCGACGGCCTCCGCATATTCACCGGGGGAATAATCATCCTCAATGGGGGGTGGCCTTTCAATAAGCGTATCATTCATAAGTTGTGAATCTTTATAATTATATGTGGGGCCAATACTTCTGTAAAAATAATAAGTTGTGAATCTTTATAATTAGATGTGGGGCCAATGGGTTCATGCCTTTAAAAATTGGAGATATATAGGCTATGGGTTGTATTATATTACAAGGTTAAGCCTCCAGCCAAAAAGCCGGTTTTCCATTTTACCCCACCCCCTTTTGTAAATAGCCTTTTTCGTGAAAGGTGTTTCAAACTTTTTTTAGGGCTTAAAGCACAGCATATTTTCATACCGCCAGCCTCACAGTCATACAGCAAAGGGGGCGGGGGTGGTGTGAATTCATGCCGACAATATGACACATTGTCACAATACCACATAGAAAGTAGCGTGCTGTACGTGCATAAGTCTAAAGTTTGTGAGGTAAGTTACACAAGATGTCACAGAATGGGCCTATTTGGGTACGGGTGGTGGTGGTAAATCGCGTAAAATCTTCTTATTCTTGACAAACTTAGGAGCGACAGGCTTTTGTACCAGTGCTTCAGGGGGTGGTGGTGCTGGGGGTGTAAAGTCATTACCCTCTGATATGATGGGTTCTTCCTTCTCTTTATAGGTAATTTCATCAATCACTTCTGTACACTCACCACGTAGGGCTGGCGGCCCTGTAGTTGTGGAGATATTAGATAACAATGAACTCAAGGTAGAATTAACATCTAGCTCCACCGTGTTATCGAAAGCCTTTACATCTTTATGCTTGCCGACTAGCTCAATGCCCTTAGTGACACCCTGCGCATTATAGGCATAATGCTTAGTCTCGATAATGTCGCCAGTCTCCTTGCATTTCCTAACGGTAGTGTGCGTAGGGAGATCACCATTCGACTTATTTATTAACTCTACACTCTTGCGCTTGACGTACTCAGCATCGATTATATCTTCAGTGAGTGCGTCGGCTGCTTGTTTGATTGCTAGCTTCTCTAGCTTCTTTAGACCTGAATGTATAGCACTGAAGATATGGGGCTTTTTGTTCTTTTTGTAGTCAGGTTTCACCCAATTGTATGCGCTCTTGGTGCAACTCGACTTACTATAGCCTGCTTTTTCTGCCGCGTCGGGTGCATTGCGCGAAATGAGGTAATTATCAACGAATATTTGCTCCTGTGCGTCCAGTGGCTTCTTACATTTAGCTAGTTG